CGACAGCCTCGCGGTGCTCGTACCAGTGCGCCACCAACATCAGGATCGCTTGACGCATGAGCGGTGGAGTCTGAACTGCCGCCGTGCCGTAGCCGACCACGAAATCCACCTCGACAGCGTTTGACTTGCCCGGCTGCGTCAACGGCCAGTATTTCATCGGAGGTAGTTGAAGCCTTGCCGGGTTGCTGTTGAGGTCGTGCTCATAGTCCGTGCCGAGCACCAAAGTCTGCTGTGTGCCGTTGGAGTCGTAGTAACGAACGCGTGGCATGTCGTAGGCATAACCGTCGCCGGTGGTGACGGCTGTCACCGGGCCTCGAGGTAGTTCGATGGGCGATCCGACATACGTATCAAAATTATACCGCCATGTGCGGCGCATAGTCTCGTAGGGAGCGTTAAAGAACCTAGGCTGCTCCAGTGGCCCACCGGGGAATGTGTCGAGCGTCATGCGCCACGTGGTGCGCACTAGCGACCGACGAGTGAACCGCTCGACATGGTCTCGAGCGGCACTGATGAGCCCGCTAATAATATCATCGTCTGCTGAGTTGTCCTGCCGGAGCCAGCTCTTGGCTGTCGCCAAGGTCACTGGCTCGGAAGCGCATGGTGTCAGTACGGAGAGTGCCATGGGTGCTTATCTCCGTTCCTTGATCCTCGATCTCTTGGACTCGCCAGTCTCAGGGTCTGAGACAATGACGATAGCGTATTCAGCGTCCACCAATCGCTTGGCTTCGGCTTCGTCAACCTCTAGCAGGTCGCCCGGTCTCCATGACAAGGTGTCGCTTGCCATGGAGACGAGTAGTTGGATTTTCATGCTGCCTCCGATTACGCCTGTGTGAGGAGGCGGATCGCGGTGGACATGAGAACCTTGGCGTCGGTCCGGAGGAATGCGGTGAACGCAACCTGACCGTACTCGGCGTAACGCTCATCGAGGCGGACGATTTGTACATCAAGCGCATCGCGGATGATGTACTTGCTGAAGTCGCCGAAGAGGATAGTCTTATTGCCGGTGGCGATGCTGCTGGCCATCGAGTTGTTGATGATGACCGGGTAGCCGAACAAGCGGTCTGGCTCGCCAACGATGTACGACTCGCTGAAGATCGGCCGGCCCAAGGTGTCTTGGAGCTTGCGGATCGCAAGTAGTACGTTGTCGTGCATCATGAACTTAGCGTCCTGACGATAGGCGCGGTCCACACTGTGCACAAGGCCGAGCAGATCGTTGACGGCGATGGCGGTGGCCGATGCTGCGGTGACGCCAGCAGTAGCACCCGTCACGAGACCCTGTGGCTGGCTCGAGCCAGTACCGGTGCTGAAGTGATCAGCCTGGATACGGCCAAGACGTTCGCCGAGCATCTCGCCAAGAAGGCTTGGGATGTCAACGATGCTGTCCTGAAGAAGCTCAATGGAGCATAGGACCAATTTGGAGGAGTACTTGTAGCTGTTCAGCGTGACTTTGCTAAACGCCAGATCCTGCGTGTTAAACGCGGTGTTTTCCGCGATGATCTCACCTTTGTTAGTGGTGTCGTTCACCGTCGGGATGTCGTATGGGTTGCCGGTGCTGGTCCGGATAACCTGAGCGACTTCACGCACGTTCGCGTAGTACAAGAGTTGTTTTTCGAGCGCATCGCTCAAAGTGGTCTGAACTAGGTAACCACCAGCGGTCGTGGTGCCGACCGACTGAGCACGATGCTCTTCAGTCTTAGGGCGAGCGATAGAGTCAGCGCGACCGGTTGGAGCCTTCGCCCACAGGTTGGCGGTGATCGCGCGAGTGTGAAGGCCGAGGCCTACGCGCTCTGCTGCGGATGCTTGATCGCTGGTGGTAAGGCCAGTCGGCTGCAGCGCCCAGCCACGCAGTGCGTTGCTGTGGTCGGCATGAGCACGACGGTCGTTGAGGTCGCTGACGTAGGCTGGAACGCCCACTGGCATACGTGGAGCCTTGGCGCGGCCTGCTGCATTGCGGCGAAGGATGGTCAAGCGAGACTCAAGACCCTTGATAGACTTGTTGTTCTGCTCGGATGCCATGTCAGCAGCGGCTGCCGCGTCGATTGCGTCCTGATCGTCCTGTGGGTCTTTAGCGACCGCCTCTTCGACTGCGGACACGCGAGTGTCAAGGTCAGCCACCTTGGCGGTGAGCTCATCCCATTGGCCCTGCTCTTCTGGTGTCAGCTCGCGCTTGTTCAACGACTCAAGCTTGCTCACGAGAGACTTGCGCTCTTCGATGAGTTGATCGATCACTGCTGCATGTTTCATATCGGACTCCTAAAATAGGTATTTGAACCATATGCGTAACATATCGCCGACACGATCAGCGCACGATGCGCCGATAGCGAGCCAGCCAGAGCTGACGATCACGGAACGACATCATGCCGGTCCGCATCGACCTGAGTGCCGCTGTCGTGTCCGGATACGCAGGCACAGCGACCACCGAGACTTCATGGAGATTGACATCGTTCAAGGTCCGCAAACGCTTGGTGCCGTCTGAGCCCGGCCCCCAAGAGTCGCCACCATCTGGCACGCTGAAAGCGAACGACATCTGGGATATGTCGCCACGCTTGAGTAGCTCACGCAGGTCTCGGGCATAGCTCGTATCAGGCAGATCGATCTCGACTCCCAGACCCTTCTCATCGCTGCGCAGCCTGAGTGTGCCGGCCGACATCCGCCCGATCACCATCGAGTCGTCGTGGCCGATGAGCGCACGCACATCGACTCCATCCTTGATGGATCGTTGGAACGCTGTGTTAGCCACGACCTCGCGGAACCCGCCAAGGTCCTCGCTCATCGGTCCGTACACGGCGGCATAGCCGACGACTTTGTTACCTTCGGCCTGAACCGTTCCACCCGCCCTGATCTCGATCATGGCTGCGCTCCTGGTGTGCCGATGGGTCGCCACTTGATGCGCCAGCCGTGCTCGCCACCGGGCACTGCCGGAGGCACTAGCTCGCGCTCTCGCTCGATGCCGCAGATGCGGCAGCGATTGGTGCTGCCGTGTTCGCACGACATGATCTGATGCTCGGTCATTGCGGCAGCCAGACGCACAACAGACTCATGCGTGACAGGCAGATCGTTGGTCTCGTCTGGCTCGTCGATGGAGTTCTCGCCTGCCGTGGTTGGGGTGTCCGCAGGAGTGACGGAACCCACGGCAGGCGAGGATGACGGCGCGCTCGGTCCGGTCGGCGCGTTGATCGGTTGCATGTTCAGCGGCTGCATGTACACATCGCCGCCCTCGATTGGCTCTAAATTCTCCTTGGCCCGGATCTCGTTAACTGACAACCATCCCCAGTTACGCCCCACAGCGTATGCCGCGTAGCGTGCCGACTGATCGGCTCGCAGCAGATCCTCGATCTGATGCTCAGCGTAGTAGCAGCTCTGCTCGTAGGTGTTGAGCAGCTTGGCTCGGACTTCTTGCTCGATGCGGATCAGCCATGGGCGCAGGGTCTCCGTCAGGAAGACCATGTTCTCCATCTCCATCGTGGAGTATGACTGGCCGCTGCTATCACGGAGCTTGCTGAGCGGGATGTTGAACCACCGAGCGACTTCGGCGAGCTGGAACTGGCGGGTCTGAAGGAACTGCGCGTCCTCGGGAGGTATTCCCAGAGCGCTCCACGTCATGCCCTCTTCGAGGACTGCCACGCGGTGAGAGTTGTTCACGCCCTGGTGCAGGCGCTCGAAGTCTTGGCGCAGCCGGCCGCGAGCATCGTCGCTGAGCCTGCCGGGATGGGTGAGAGCGCCAGAAGGTCTCGCACCAGCACCAAAGAATTTGGCGCCGAACCGCTCCGATGCCATCGTCAGGCCGATGCTCTCACGGGCCATCTTAATAACAGAATAGCCAAGCATGCCATCGAAACCGAGGCCTCGAATGTGGAACACATCACGGGCCTGCAGGACTCGCCTGCCGACCTGCGGCTGCATGTACTCGTAGTTCAGCATCTCGCTGAATGGGTTGCGCACGACTGTCATCCAGTCAGGGCGTAATATCTTTAGCTCGAGGACATTGCCGGATGAGTCCCGCTCGATCTCGGCGAATGCGTTGCCGTAGAGCAACACGTGGTGCATTAACGTCTCAGTCCACACCAGCGCGGAGATCTCGCCACAGGGTTGGTGCAGAAGGATCTCATAGAGTGGGTGATCGCTAGCGCGCTTGCGGGCACCGTTCGGCGCACGCTCGTAGAGGATCAGCGGCAGTGATGCGACAGTTTCCGATATGACGCGCACGGCAGACCATACGCCTGCCGACTGCATAGCCATCGACTCGGTGACGACAACACCGGCATCGGAGCCGTGGCCACCGAATAACGTGACGAGTGCAGGATCCCGCAGACTATACGTCGCGCGGGACTCCAGACCTATGAGAGACTTGAGACGATCGATAATGCGCATGTCTCGAGACTACCGATGCGCATGCACGATCAGCGCCAGACAGCGATGCCCCACGACCGATAGGTGGCACCCATACGATCGATATCGTGCCACGACCGTTTCCACGATGACTTCTTGATATCCTTCGGCCCCTCGGCGGGATCCTGATAATGGACCCGGTCGAACTCCACGCCAGCGACGACCACGTAGTGCCCGATGCCCGACGCACTGATCAGGCAGATCACCGGCCGCCCGATCTCTGTGTGATGATGCAGATCCACCAAGGACATCTCGCCCGATATCACTCGGAGACCTACTCCACGCAGCATCGACTCGATTGCCCGAGGGTCGGTGCCGTTGATGACGTTACACGAGAGCGGAGCAAGATCGCCCGGAGTGACACGCCTGCGCAGGTGCTTTAGGACAGTGAGCACTGCCGTGTATCCGCAGTCGTGCTGCGCGTTCTGGCGGAGATCGGGGAGAGCGATCATAGCATCGATAGCCCTCGGCCTTCATAGACGCTGGTGCCAGCCACCTCGCCGATCCTGCTCCTTGCTGTGGCCATAATTGCGGCGATGGCCACGTCGATCTTCTCGGTGGACTTACCCTTCGATGGCTTCACGTTGCCGGCTGAGTCCTGCTCGATGACGGCGTTGCCCAGGCACCACCGCAGGACGGGGTGGCCATCATGCCGGATCCGCTTCTGCATGATCAGCGTCTCGAAGTCTTTGGAGGCGGGACTCATCGAGGCATAGCCCTGACCGAAAGCCACCACCGACAGGCCATCCATCTGGAGCTGCTGCGCCAACTGCGCGGCGTTCCACCTGTCGATGGCGATATCACGGATCTGATACTTCTGGCCGAGCTCGGTGATGCGCGACCGGATCAGCTCGTAGTCGATCACATCCCCATCGACTAGCTCGATGTGGCCTGCTGCCGCCCACTGGTCGTAGCGTGTCTTGTTCCTGCGCTCTCGCTCCCGCAGGCAGCCCTTCGGAGCCCAGCAGAATGGCAGCAACCACACTTGATCGTCGATAGGGAACGCCAGCACCAAGGCCGACAAGTCCGTAGTGGTCGACAAGTCGAGCCCGGCCCAGCATGGACGACCAGCGAGGTCTGGCATCTCACTTTTGCAAGCGTCCCACCTGTCGAGTGCCACCCAGCGGACGCTGGATTCTGTCCACTGGTTCAGGTGCAGGCGCCGGAACGCCTGCTCGCGCATCGGTGATGCCTGGGCCTCAACAACGCTCTGGGCGAAGTACTCTGGTCGCACCGAGACGCCATAGCCGGGGTTGGCCTTGCGCCATGTCGCCTCGAGTCGCCAGTCGTCGCTGTCTGGCGCACCGTATAGCACCGGCAGGAACGTCGGATCGACGATGGTGCCGTCTGTCACGCCTCGAGCATAGCTGTGGAGTTCATAACACAGAGACTCTCGATCGTAGCCTGCTGTGGTGAGCGCAACGGTGAGTGGGTTGCGCCGAGCGCCTGTGGATGTGGTGAGCGTGTCCCAGAGCTCACGGTCCCGCTGGCAGTGCACCTCGTCGAACACGATACCGGAGCAGGACATGCCGTGCTTGGTGTGTGCATCGGCCGAGATGGCCCGCATGCGCCTGCCGTCCTTTGTG